CACCAGTTAAAGATAGATTTGCTACATCTGCATTAAATAATGTAAATGTATATGAACTATCAATACCATTTCTTGTGTTTGGTGAAACGGTTTGTGTGATACCTGCTCCATTGAATACCAATGAAGTGCTTGGTAATTCCAATATAGGAAGTTTTGCTGTTTCCTTTGGAAGTGTAGTTAATTTATATCTCATTAACTGATTTTCATCTACGAATGCCTCTAATAGTGGCATATTTTCAATCACTGCTCCGTAATAGTTTGAACCATTTGGATGTGATGTGTCCCATAGATTATAATCTACTTCATCGTCTGCTAATGCAAACTTTGTAATTCTAAATTCATCTTGCCCTCTTGCCAAAAGTTCACGACCTTTTTTTGTCAAAATTGCGTCTACTGTTATACTTGTATTGTCTAAAAATCCCATTTATTCTGCTCCTGTGGAAATTATATAACTATTCTTATTCATTAATAAATATAAGAAAGTTAAATTTTCTATTTGTTTTTTTATTCTACTTTCAATTTAGCTGTATCTGAATCTTGTGTTTTCAATACTGCTGGTGCTACTTCTATTACTTCTACTGGCTCTTTTCCGTCAATCGTATTATCTCTTGATAATAATGTTCCTTGAACAAAACTTCTATATAAATTAGAAGAATATGCCATACTTTCAAATTCTGATTTAACAAACGAAGAACTATATGCTAATGTTGGCCCAATTGATGCACTATAAGAACTTGAATAGAAGTATCTTTGTTCTTGATTATGTTCTGATAGTAATGAACCTGTAATTGTAGGTTGTAATGTTTCTGTAAATATTTCATCAGTATCACCTTGTGTAATACTTGATGTTGCGTATAATGTTCCAAATTCAGTTCGTTTGTCTATTTGATTTAATTTTACCAATGAACGTTGGTTTAAAAATCCTAATGATGAACCTGTATCAAAAGTTCCTAAATTAATTAGTCCGTCATATGTTGTATATTCACCACTTGATTCAAAATAATTATAATCTGAACCAGTTATGTATCTTGTTATTAAAACTCCAGCATCAAAGTCATTTGCGTTTTCATAATAACGATTATCAAATTCTGATGTTCTTCCTACTATTTGTTTTGAACGTTCTAATATATTTGGTTCAATCAATATACCTAAATCTGCTTGTGCTCTTGCCGGTAATAAAGTTTTTATTGAATCAAATACACTATTATCATAAAATTTTAATATTCTTAAATAATCCCAAAAGTTATTTGAATTTTGATATCGTTTGAAATAATCTTTTCTTAAAGTGTGTAATTGAGAATAATATGGTTTATACTGGTCTCTTGGGTCACCAATGTAATCGTCAAAATTAAAGTCTGCAATACTATACATTACATCTTCATTAACAACATCTACGGGTGAAAAATAAATACCTAATTGATTACTATCAAGTGGTGCAAAATCATCAGATGAACGTTCTTGTCGTTTATTACTTAATAACGGTACCTGAACTCCTGCATTATCTGTTGGAAGTGTTGTATCTTCAATTCTAATCTTGGTTGCGTTTCTTCTTCTTGCCCCAACATCAGGAACTCTAATCTTTTCTTGGTCTACTATACTTCTAAATGCATTATCTGCAAAATTATTAATCATACTACCTGTAATCAATCCTGTAATAGATTCATATAAATTTTTATTATGTGCAAGGTTTGATGCGGTTAATGCTGCATTAGAACCTGTCATATCTATATTATCATCTAATGGAAGTCTAAATAATAGTTCATCATAAGAAGAACCTGATTTGTTTCCATTATATGCTTTTGGTGCTCTAACGTGATTATCAAATATACTTGAACTCAATGGTTCACCCCATAAACGATACTCCATCATTGAACCACTAAATTGTCCACCAAATCCTGCTGAATTTCCTTTTCCACCAAGATATACAAATCCACTTCCTGTCCATTGTGCATTTAATCTACTACCTGTTATGTTGTTTATATCAGTTGCTAAACTTGAAGTATGTGATTGTAAACTTGCACTATCTTGGAATAAAATCTTTTGTCTTGTTTGGTCATATTGTTTAACGGTTAATTCATAAACACTTTGTGATAATGCGTTGTCGTGAGAGAATTCATTTCCGTCTGTATCCTTTTTGGTTAACATTACACTCCACATATCATCATTGTAAAGTGGTAATTCTGATGAAGTGATATATGCCGCTTGGTCATACCCAGAAGCACTAATGTGGAATTTTAAATGTCCATAATCATCTGATTCTCCATTATCTTGTAATGCAATTGCCCAACTATCATCTTTTTGAACAAGTGTCTGATTTGATGATGAAGGTGTTCTAAATCTAAATTCTACTGTGCTTGGAACTAATCCGTCTTGTGTTGAACCATCACTACCTGTCCAATATGTTTTAATATATTGTTCTGAATCAAAGTCTAATGCTCTTGTAAATTTTCTTTTTATTTCATAATTAACTCTTGTTCCTTTATCAGGCCCACCATACTCACGAACTCTTAACATAGTGCTCGGAATACCATAACAATTTAATAATCCTTTAATTGACCTTTCTGTTCCTTTTGTTTTAATGAAGAAAGGTAAGTTTGCTAAAATTCTTTTCCAAATCTTTTCTGTTACTGCTTCTTGTGCAGATTCATACATATCACTTCCGTCTGTATCCTTACCTAATAAATAAGTTGGTAAGACTAATAAATCATTTCCATTATATAAATCTAAACCAAGAGCCTTTGCATATTCTCTTGCAACATCTTTTGATATACCCTCTGATACTTTATTTACTCTTTCATTAATATCTGTAAAGTTATCAACATATGTCCATATCTCATCAAACTGATGACCTACCATATCCATAAATTCTAAAAATACATTATTTTTTGTATCTGCCCAAACGTGTTCTGGTAATGAGTTTCTTAATGAATTCATATTTCGTTGGTCATAATCAGAAGCACTTGTTATCATATTATTATACCAAGTAATTGAAGTTGCATCTGTTGATGATAATAATGTATATGGTTCTGATGAATTGGATTTTGGCCAAGATGTATCGTGGAATTGTCCGTCTGAACCACTTCTGTATGATGAACTTTCAAAATACATATAATGTTCAAATGGGTCAAAAGAATTAATTACTCTTTGTTTTTTATTATCAATTCTATCCAATTCAGTTACTACTGCCGGGAAAGAACCTGAACCAGTTACATTCATCATTGATGAACTATTTGCATTATATTCCTCAATTAACTCTATCTTTTTCATAAAGTTATTAAGTCTTCTTTCTGCACTTGAGAAATGAACAAAGTTTCCAAACCCTGTATCATCTGCCTCTATTTGAGAACCAGATTCATAAGTGGTAGATGTCTTTTGATAATCAATATTTGGTTTTATATTTAATAAACTACCAGATATTAATTTTCTTTCAATATCTCTCTTATCACTATCTTTTGTGCTTGTCAATGAATCGTGAGTTCCATAGTTTGTTCCTTGAAGATTAATTGGATTATCAACTGAATTAAAGTTTGGTAATCTTAAAAATATTCCGTCATCTTCTACATCTTGGAAAGGTTCTAATCTAACTCTTTCACGATAGTTTGGAAGTCTTTTTTCTACAAATGTAAATTTTTCTCCGAGCGTTATATCGGAAGAAAGTGGTTGTTTTATTTTAAGTGTTCTTTGTTGTCCATCAACACCTAATTTACTATTAGTAACCAAATAATATTGATTTCCCACTTTAACATATGTTTTATATCTATCAATATTATTCTTTATATAATTAACTCTGAAGTTTGGGAATCTGTTTGATACTTCATCTTCACCTTTATGTTTGTAAAGATTTACTCCGTCATTGTAAGATAATGAAACACGAACACGATTATTGTCAATCACTTCTTCAATTGTTGCTAAATAATCTCTTGGTGATAATTTGGATTGTGCTTCATTATAAGTTGTAGTTTTTTCTTTTGCCTTCTTCTTTCCTTTTTTACCAGTTACTTCACCCTCTGGTTTTAATAAACCTTTATCTTCTAAATCTTTTTTTAGTATATCATAACCAGTAGTTTGTGCAAGTCCAGGATTCTTTTTAAGTTTTTCTGCCTGTTCCTTTGCAGTTTTTGCTCCACCAACATCTCCTAATCCGTCATCTATTAATTTTTCTTTGGTTTCTTCTGAAACATAAAATGGTATTCCAGCTTCATCTGCACCACTTTCAACGTGTTCTGTAAATTCTTCTCTTAATGCTTCTACACTATCAGGTGGATTCTTTATATCAAATCCAGCATCTTTGATTGGGTCAACAATTATTTTTCCGTTTACACCTATTTCTTCTAATACTATTCCACCTGGTCCCAGAATTTCAGTTACTCCGTCTGGTCTAATAATTGTTGGGGAATTTTTGTAAGTTGGGCCCGGTGTTCCTTCTGCAGGCTTTGCGTGAGATGCTATTTCTGCCGGTATTATTGCACCTGGGTCATCTGCCGGTGTTTCTACTTTCGGTTTACCTGTTCCAACTAATGTTGCTGCTAATCCACCAGGTCTGGCAGGTTTAACTTTTTTTGTTGGTCTTGGAAGATTTATTATCTCTGATGGTTTAGTTACCTTCTTTACAAAACCATTTGGTTTCTGAATATATTCATTCTTTGGTTTTGGTCTTACAATTGTAACACTCTCTGGTTTTGGTGGTAATGCAGTTGGAACTGAAGGTTTTGCTTCTGGAATAATTACAGTGCTTTGAACTGGAATCATTTCCTCATCTTTTGGTGTTTCTGCAACTTCTTCTGCTTTCTCAATTGCCTCTTCCACAACTGGTGGAAGTGTTCTTATTGGTGGTGGTGGTGTTTGAATAACCACCTCTTCCTCTACTGCTCTTATAATATTTTCTACCACATCTGAATTTGGGTCTACACCTGCCGCAATTGCAGCGTCCGTAATTCTTGCTGTGCTTTCTACTGGTAATGGTGGCGGTGGTGGTGTTTCTATTGGCGGTGGTGGTGGTGGTGGCATTACCACTACTTCATCTCCTCCTGAACCGCCTTCTGTTACTAATTCTGTTAAATTACTTCCACCTAATATTCCTGTTTCTATTGGTGGCGGTGGTGGAACATTAATTTCTATTGGTGGTGTTGAGTCTACTGGATATGGATTTGGTGGACTTGGGTCTTGTGGTAATGGTATTGGATTTGGTGGACTCGGTCTATGTCCCGCTGCAATATTTGCTGCTGCATTTCCTGGAGCAGAAGTATCTGTTGTAGTTATTTCTTCTGGTGGTTGTGGTCTAACTAATGCTGCACCCACACCAGCGTGTGTAACAACTTGGTTGTTTCTAACAACTGGCGCTTGAGTTTTACCCTCGTGTTCTCCACCACGAGCTCCTCTGTTTCTTATATCTGCATCTATGAACGCTTTTCTTGCCATTATTATCTCTGTTCGTTTGCTCTTTCTTGTAGAGCTCCGTCTGCTAATTCTTGTTCTCTTGGGTCTGGGTCATTTAACAATATTTCAATTAATTCTTCATTTGTATAATCAAGGAAATCTGTTGCTGCTCCACTATCAAGTTGTTGTTGTAATGTTCCACCTGTTATATTATCGTCCATATCACTAACATCAGCATTTGTAGTATCTTCATTACCTGTAATCTTATACATATTTGGTATAATGATTTGTCCACCTACCATATTTTGTGTGAAACCCCTATCCATATCATCTATATCAAATTCTAAAATGTGTGGTTTTTTTGAATCAAACTTAATTCCACCACTATTATTTTCTCTGATTGGATTATATTCAATCATTTGCCCCATTTCAACAAAATCATTTCTATATTCTTTATTACTAATATTCTTATCTAATTCTAAAACAAACTCTGTTCTGTCTGGTGATGAATCTACGATTGGATATTTAAATTCTTTAATAAAAACTTCTTCTCTTTCTCCTTTACTTTTATCTTTACCTAAACTCTTGAAGAATTTTATTTCATTATTAATAACTTTTCTTTCTACTTCTCGATTATAAACTGCACCTTTGCCATCTACATAAACGGTTCTTTCTCTACCAGCAAGTCTTCTTAAAAATTTATAAGTTACATCATACTCGCCGTCATAAAAACCTAAATCTCTTAAATGTTGTCCTACATTAATATCAATGAAATCTCCGTCTTGTTCAAAATTAACTTCGTTTAATCCTAAAACTTTCGTAACAATTAGATTTCCTGATAAGTCGTAAACGTGTAGAATCATAAAGTCGTTTATGGCATCTCTACCAAAGCTACTATAAACTTTGTTTGGAGCTACTAAACTACTTCTTTCTTTTTCTGTAAATGAATATTCTTGTGCCATCTTTAAGTATTAAAAACATATGGCAAACCAAGTTTTAACCATATCTCTTCTCCTTTTTTTGTAAAATATAATTGTCTATTAATAACATCATCATAACGATATTCTTTCATTTGTTTTTTCAATGAACGATAATTTCTAATGTGGTCACGACCTGAACCTGGATATTTCTTTTTACCCTTTTTTCTAAATAATACCGGCTTTCTACTTTTTTCTTGTCTAAACTCTTTCCACTCTGCTGATGCTTTTTCTTTTTTTGCTTTACCCTCTGTATTAAAAAAGTTCATTAAACTATTGTGTAATTTTTCTGTTGATACATCAGCTGGCATTTCTTCATTATGATATTCATTCATAACTTGAATTAAATAATCTCTATTTCTCATTTGGAATTGGACTGTTGAACTACTTGCCTTTGTAGTGTCGTCATCTGTTTCTGTTACACTATCTTCTAATGGTTGGAAGTAATAAGTAAATTCATTATTTACTTGTGTTGTAAAGTAATATTGTTTATTCTCTAAACGAACTTCTTCATATTGTTCTTCTAATGAGATTCCTGGTGTTGAACTTTCAAATGAAATTAATACCCCGTCTTCATCTCGTAATGGTGAATTTGCATCAACTGATGATGATATCTGTTGTTGTTTTTTTAAATCTTCAATATGATTTTGATATTCAAGTATATCACCATTAATAATATTACTGTAATGTTTAGATTTTTTTTCTGCGTCTGATGGCAAATATGGCATTGTTGTTACCTCGTTACTCTAAATTCAAAGTTATCGTCAAAGTAATTTATTTCTTCACTTGATGTTCCACTACCACTTACTACTTTAACACAAAAACGATAATTCCTTTCTGCTTGAAATCCGTTCATCTGAACTCTAAAAAAGTTACCTGTTGTATCACAACTAATTTTTGAACCACTACCAAATGGAACAATTACCTCTTCTGTTTCTGCATCTCTAACTGAATAATATGCAGAAGCACTTGGTAAATATTTAATAGTAAGTTCTCCTGGTGTTGCACTAAAACTTGATGAAGGATATAATTCTCTACCAACAACTCTGAACTTAACGATTGATTTTTCTTTGTATTCTGGTCTTAAATTTTTAAAATAAACTTTTAGATTTTCTAAATCTGTTGAAGCTAATGCAGATAAACTACCTGTTGACCAAGAACTATCGTCCCACTCGGCTTCTAATTTAGGTGGATAGATTGTGTGTGTTTCTCTTGAGAAATATTTTAAATCTCCTAAACGAGAACTATCACCCTCTTGTCCGTCATTATAATCAAAACTAGCTGTTTGGTGGTTGTTTCCATAAGAACCACTATCTTCTCGTTTAACTATAAAGCCGTTATTTGGATAAATAGAACTTGAATAAACCCAATTCTTAACTAAATCAGTTACATCTGCTCTTACATCTTTCTTATCAAAAGTTAAATCGTATGAAGCACTAACTCCATATTCTTGTCCAGAAGCGTAACTTGCTGTAAACCAAGCACCACCGTCAGTTAATACTGAACCTGTAATCCAAGGCGTTTTTGCCTCGTGGTCTCTGTATTGATAACTTACTCCGTCATCTGTTGTTGGGTCGTGGTCAAGTTTTCCTGTTCCTTGTTTCCAACTACCACTAACCATATAAATATGTAATGGTTGTTCTGCTTCAACTTCTTCTGATGTTGCATCAAATAAATTTAGATAAAATTTTGTTGTTGATGGCATTTTTCCGTCAACTATTGATTGAGAAATATAAGATATATCAAAGTCAATTAATATTCTTGATACATTTCCAACTGAACCATTATTGTTAACATCTTTATTAATTTCTAATATCTCATCTAATCCAGTATTAATGGAAGCTGTTGTTCCACCTGAATAAATGGTTGCATCTCGTTTTCCAAATTCAAAATAATGCATTATCTATCTCCTACTACTTTACCCTCAATATCACTATTAGGGAATTTTAATTCAAATATACTTGGGTCTAATGAAGGATAAATTATGCCATCTCTTGATGCAGTGTCCATATCATAAACATTACCACTATAATTGTCTGATGCTTTGTGTTTGTTTTCAATCAATATCAAATCTTTTCTTGGATTATTGACTTCTGGTGGAACAAGTGATACCACTCCCTCTACCAATGAAATTTGATATGCTAAATCAGTTAATACAATAGGTTGATTCATTTGCCATTTATCTGGTGAAAAGAATTCTTTTACCTTTTGTATTGCTCTGAATAAAACATCATTTTTGTTATATCCTCTCTTTGTAATAATATTAAACTTGACACCAATGTTTATAATGTATCCGTCTTTAATATTAATTGCATCTGTCATAACTCTGTATTGTGAAAGATACATTTTTAAATTTTGTTTTACTGCTGTATTTAATTGAGTTAATTTTTTATTCTTATTATATCCTAAAACATATAGATTAAGTGCTAAAGGATTATTTTTTACAGTAGTATCGTTATATCTTGTATCAATGACTTGCCCGTCAATAACTTGTAATTGACCAGTTGTTTCTAATTGTTCATCTTGAACAATAAATGCTTTTGCAATATTACCATATCTTTGTGGTAATGAATAACATCTTGTAATATAGTCTGCTCTTGTTACTGCTCTATTTTGTGACATATGATATGCTGATGCGTTCTGTTTTATTTGTGTAAGAGTTTCTTGACTTGCACCACCTGATGCTGGTTTGTCATTTGTAATCTTTATACTATTTTCAGAAGCTGCTTTCTTTGCTGCATCTATTCCTTCAGTAGCAATAGTGTATGTCTTTCTATTAAATGAAGTAATACTATTAGCAGGAACATTATGTTCTACTGCTCCACCAAAATTATAATTAACTGTTAATGTAGTAGAACTTGGTGCTAACCCAAAAGTTTGTGTCTTTAAAAAATTACTTGGGTCAAATGATTCATCTAATCTTGAAACACCCATACCTAATGATGAACCAACATTATCTGGATTTGGAATTATTTCCTCATCTGCATTATCACTAATACCTGAACCAAATCTTAATTCCATACGATTATCATCACGAACTTGTGTAGTAAATCGTCTTGCTGTTTTAATTAATTTTAATAAATAAGGTGTATCATTTTGATATTGTGATAAAGCCGGGTCATTTAAAGCTGTATTTTCCTCTGATTCAAATACAGTATCTTGTGCCAAGAAAGGAACTTCATACCAAGTATTGTTATTACTATCAGTTACCGAAACAATCTCTGTAACTTTTTCGTTTGATAATACTAATTTGTCAAATTCTTTTGCATTTGCAAATGTAAAGTCTTCTGATTTTCTTTCTCCAGATAATGCCAATACCTTTTTACTTAATCTAAAAAGTGTTGGTGTTGCACCTGATGCAGGTTCTAATAGTTCAACATCCATTCTATCTAATGAACTTGAAGCTTTGAAATTTACTGAATCTAATAATGTAAATTCTACACCATCAGCTGACAATGCAGTAGAATTTGCAGCTAACTCACCAGCGTAATCCAAGTCAGGTTTATAGTTTGAACCACCCGGTGCGACTGCTGCGGGAACTTCAACTGAAACGGTTAATTCTACGGTTGCTGGTGTTGCCAATTTTGGTTTATATCCATACGATTGTGCAATCGCCAGAATATTTTTTCTTTCTTCTGCGTGATGTAACATTGTTTCTCTGAATTGATTATCTACATAATAATTCAATACATCACCAACATAAGATGCCATTTCAACAAACATCATACCTGGTGATGCCTCATTGAAGTCATTATATTGAGTTGGGAAATATGATTTCGCAAACTCAATCAGATTGCTTCTTATATCTGTAAAATCTCTACCGAGATATTTTACTTCTTTTTTAACTAACTTTTTATTTGTACCGTAATCTGGCATTTTTAATCTCCAATTCTAAAATCAAAATTTAAAACTTCAATAGTATCAGGATTTAATGGAACTGAATACTCAACTGAAATTTCAACAAGATTTTTATCCTGTGTTGTAAAAACATTATTAATATCAATGTATGGTAAGTGTGTATCAACTGCTGAACGAATTGCTTCTTCAACTCTATCAGGAATATCTTCTCCCTGTTCAAACACAATAAACTTTAATTGAGAACCAAATTCTGGTTGAAATATTCTTTCTCCAGGTGTTGTTAATAATAAATTTCTCAAATTAGCCCTTGATTGTTGTAGTATAGTTTTTGTCTTGTAGAAAAAACCACTTGGACTATAATCTAATGGAAATTCAATTCCAACATATTTGTCATCATTTCTATCTATTTCTCTTACACTTCTTGCCATTGTTTACCTTTATGGTCTGAAATTATCTTCACCACTTTTCTTTTTATTAATTGCTTTCATTAAGCCAGAATAATCACGAGTCAATGCGTTTTGAACTTCTTCAGGAACTGCATCTACTGCAACACCTGCTTTTTTGATTGTTTGAACTGCTCCGACTTCTCGTGCTTTTTCTTTATTCTGTCCTCTACCTAAGTCTCCATAACCCAATACTTCTGCCATATTATCACTACCTAATACTCCATCGCCCAATGTTGGATATTCTTCCATACCACCACGACTTTCTTTTGTAGTTAAAGCATCCGTATTATTCAATACTTCGTTTAACGCTTTGTTTTTCGTGTATTGTTTTTTAGGTTTTTGTTTTAATACTTTTGGTTTTGGTTTAGAAACCACTTCTGATAATTTGATTTCTTTTTCCTCATTAATAAATATCTCGCTCAGTTGTTTTTTGACTTCCTGCCTGACAACTAATTCAATTATATTTTTTAATTTATTCTTGTTCATTTTTACTCCTAACTTGTTTAAATAATTTTTGATAATTTCTGGCCGTATCGGCTGAACCTGCTTTTTCTTGAAGGTCTGCCTGTGTTGTAGTAAATGTAGATGTTCCACCGCCATCTATAAATCTTTGGAAGTCTGCATTACTTCCTTCTGTTGCCCTTAATATATCTTGTGCTCCTGGTAAATCTGAAAGGTGTTGTCCCTGTAATGCTGCTTTGGTTGCACCCTTACCACCTTTATTAATAGCGTTTTGGATTTTATTAGCTTTCTCAACTGACTTTGACCAACCCTCTTGAAGTCCTTCCAATCGTTTTATTTCATCATCTGTGATATTAGATATATCTTCTATGACACCTGTAAATCCTGCAGGTATTGGAAGTGCTGCTATTATATCATCAAGCTTTTGTGATTCTAATTGAGTATTACTTAAAAATTCAAAATTCTTTGTTGCTTCTATAAAATTTTCTGCACCCTTTAATCCCTTTACAATTTTCTTTATTCCCATAGGACTTGGTAATAAAGGAACACCTGCTACTAAACCTTCAAATGCTTTTGTTGCTCCCATTACTTGTTTCATAAATCCAGCCATATCTAATTCTGGAAAAAATACTCCGTCTTCCATTGTCTTGGTTTTAATTACACCCTTTACTCCTTGACCTGATATATCATTAATAATTTCACTATTCTGTGGTTTAAAAATGATTTTATCTTGTGCATTAATATGAACATCTCCCTCAACTGCATTAATATGAACATCTTTTTTTGCAAATATACCAACTACATCTGTCTTTGCATTTATAATTATTCTATCAGAATCAAATACTAATTGTGGTTCTTCATAATCTCTTTCTGCTATCCAAGTATTTGCTGGTTCTGAATAATCAACAAATTCTTTTGTTGTCAAATATATTGATGATTTATCATCTAATAAATCTTCCTCACCTGATTGTAATCCAGCAACTAATTTAATATTAGATGAGCGGTCATATTTAGTAAGAAGGTTATCTGTTAAATTTCCATCTTCTCCAATAGTATTTGAAATTTGATTACTACCTAAACGAATTGTATTTCCAAAACGTCCTTGAAAAATAGTATCTCCCTCATTAGCAAATAATCTCTGTGGTGCTACATTTTTATAATAAGTTCCTTGTGTCCAATCTTCAAATTTTCTCAATGAATTTAATACTTGTTGTCCTGGTTTTACAGTATCTATATTTCTTTCTTCTTCACCAACTCCTGTATTAAAATAAGAATTATTTACCAAAGATGCATTTTTTGCAACTCTTCCTATATAGTGTGGTGTTTCACTTCCTATTGTATAGCTTATACCTAACCACAATTCACCAACAACTGGCTGTTGTAATATATTAGGATTTAATGGTTGAAAGTCAATTAGGGCACCTGCATTCTTTTTATGTTCATACCCAATATATCTACCCTTTACGATACCTGGTTCTTGAATACTTCCATTATCACGAGATATGTCCATTACTTCAAAAACTTCCAATTCATAAAATTGTGAAACTGTTGATATTTGTTTTAGGATATCAAATAATTCATTTCGGGTAACATAGTTATTGTCACCTTTTCTACTTTCTTCTATACCACCGCCGGTTTCGTGGACGACTGTATGTGCCATTTAGTTCCCTTTTTTAATAGATGAATCTATTTCATCTTTTTTGATTTGTAACTCTTGAACATCACCTTCAATAGCATCCATAAGTTGTTGTTTCTCCGCGTCGGATAAACCAAACTCTTCTCCACTATCTGATACTCTTTTTTCAGCTGCTGTAATTCTTTGAACGATTGTTGCTAACTTAACAAGTTGTTCGTCGTTCTTAACATTGATTTCTAAATACTCTTTTAACATAGGGATAATCTGAACGGCTGTATCTCCGTCCTTGATAAATCCAACCACCTCTTTCATCAATACTTCTAATTGTTGTTTATTGGTTTTTGAATTATCGTATATGTCCTTAAAGACATCTGATAGGGTTTTTCCCTTGAATATTTCGTAATCGTTTGACATAGTTTTTACCTAACAATAAATATACAATAGTCAAAAAAAGGGGATATATATTTATATACCAACTGATTTTTGTTGGTTTTGCTTATAGTTATTATACGACCACGAAATATGTGGTCATTATGTTAATAAAAAGGGGAAACTAAAGTATGAAAGATACTATGAAAATGATAGTAGATGCAGTAGGAAGTCTAAAAGATATACTACTTTCTATTATCGGCCTGGGAGTTCTTGTTCAACTAATTTTTGTTGGGGGATTCTTTGGTATGGACATTATTGGTAATCTAATCAGTTTAGTGAATTTGTTTGCAACAAGTGGATTCGCTGGATTTATATCACTATTAGTGATATTAGGATTGCTCAATAAATAAAGGTGGAATTACAAGGGCAGTAGAAATACTGCCCTTTGTTACATCTGTTATAGATTTTCCCAACTACCTGTCCACTTTGTTTCTATGGAGCCAGTAGTTAAATAATTCCTTTGTAGATTGATATGATGTTTCTTCATAACATTAACACAACGAGTTATATGTTGTGTATTAGAACCTGTCATTTCTCTAATCATAATGTATAAAGCTTTCTTATTAAAGTTCTCAATGTTTTCTCTATGTTCAATCAAATAGATTACTGCATTAACAACATCAATATCTTGTTTTCGTTTGAAGACAGTAGTTAAGTTATTATTCCAATATTCAACAAACAAATCCATATACTCTTTTTTAGCACTTACAATATCTTTAAGGTTTGCTTCTGAAATTGGGTCACGTTTATAATCACCGGCATCTTCTTGGTCAGTTTGTTTCATCTTCTTGTAATTGTTGTTATTGTGTAGAATCAAATAGTTCTTTGCAACAATACTAAAATAACTAAATGCCTTTCCTTTACCTTCTGTAAATTTATGCATATTCATATATAAGAAACTTACTACTTCGTGTTTAACATCTTCACTTGGAACATCAAAGTAATAAAACTTAAATGTGTGAATAATGTTTTCTGCTAACTTTTCAAATGCAGTTCTGATATGTTCATTATAAATTCTCTCTCTCATATAAGGACGAGTTTCTTTATTATGACGAATTACTGCCTGTTCAGTTATGTCTGTAAAATAATATCTTGTTGAACCTTTTTTAGCTTTTCTTGGCATTTATACTTCCTTTTCTGTTATTTGATTTAGTTCATCTACGGTTTCTTTAATAGCTTGAAAGATGACACCAACTTCGTCATCAGCTTCAAAGTTACCTTTATCATCAATTTGATTTAATGTTTCTTGCGTTTTGATTATTCTCTCCGCATACTCTTCAATCCAATCTTCTAATCGTTCTGTCTTTTCTGTTAAGTTCCATATAACATATCCCTCAACTAAAACTACTAAAACTAATAATATGTATCCTATCATTTTTTCTCTCCAAATAGTTCGTTAAATATATCTTTTGCGTCTGTTGATTTAGTAAACTTTTCTTTTACTTCTGTATCAACTGCTTGTTTAATTTTGTTTACTGATTTCTCAACTTTCTTTGCATCTTTCTTATTACCTGTCTTCCACATATCTCTTTCGTAATATGTAGCCATCATATCAGCCTGATGAATTATGATTGGTAAGTGTGTTCTTAACATCATTGTTGGCATTGATGTTTTTAAATAAGCTTCATTTGCTTTAACATACATTCCGTCTGCCAATCTAATACCATAGAACTCTTGTTTGGAATATTTAATTCCATATTGTTGTAATAAAAAGAAAGACCTATCTGTAACATCCATATGTTCTATGTCTGGATTTACATTATAAATCTTTCCTTGATTCTTAATATGCCACTCTGATTCATTTGGTGTATAGAATTCGTTTCCGAGTTCATCACCACATTTACCCAAGTCGTGATGCATAGCTGCAAATATCAATTCTTCATCTGTAAAGTCAATTGATGCTCCTGCATCTTCCCATATTTTTTTAATCTGTTGTGAGAATTTAATCACGTGTAATATGTGTTCTACATATCCACCGACCTTTGAATTATGATAGTGTTCTACTGAACTCGCTGGTGCTACCACCATTCTATCTTCTAAATCATCATACATTTCATTGAGTTTTGTTAATCTATCTCCCTCAAATGTATCAATTATAATCTTTCTCAACTCATTATAATTGTCTTGTATTTGTGTTTCTGTTAGTGTCATCTACCTACATCTCCTAAGTATTTTTCTTTTGTTTCTTCCCAACTTAATCCTATAATTTCTGGGTAAAACAATTGTTCTGATTTTAATCTATTTTCTTTATGAAGTTTTTCATATCTTCTTATTGCTTTTGGTTTCCACCAATTGATAATTCTGTCATAATCTAATTTATATTTTTCTTTCATTACCAAATCTTTATCTTCTATTTTATTTGTAAAATAATCTTTTCCATTGTCATAAATGTTAGCAAAGTAAACACCTCTTTTAAATCCGTGTTGATAGTGTTTTGCTTTCATTTCAAGATGTTTGAATATTCTATTTATAACATTATTTTTTGGGCCAGTAGCATTAACTGCTTTGTGATGTTCTTCAGGGTGATTTTCTTTTAACCATTGATTCCAAACTAAATAAACATCATCATCTGGTTTTAAATTTATTTGTCCTGCAGTTTCTCCAAGAGTTTTCCAATGTGGTATTCCATTGTATTGTGAGTGAACTCCATAAAGTGCAGTTGTTGTGATACCAACTAATGTTTGGTCATATAACTCTTTCCACTTATCTCTGACGGTAGAACAAGTTACCAATGCTGATATTAGTTTACCACCCAAGAAATTATATCCAAGTGGTTGAGTTGCAATAATTGAAGTTCCAATAGCAGTATGATTTAGTTTTCCGTCATCAAGTTTATTTTCCTTTGTCCAACCAATAAACTCATCTCTTACTTTAATAGAAACTACATCACTACCTAAACATATAACACCTAAATATTTATCAGTCTTTTTATCTTTAACAAAGAACTTTACATTACGACCAGGATTTGCAACAAACTCCATAGAAGAAATACTTTGTCTTAATAGTGTCCAATTACGATTATCATTTGTGTGTTCTACGATTGGTTCTAAATCATTTATCTCTTGAATAGTTTGTTCTAAATTATTTATATCAGTTGGTTTCCACATTTTTAATTTAATAACATCAAGAGAAGTTGCCCTTTGTTGTAATCCGTCTGTCTTATTAAACTCTTGCCACTTCTTATATAATGTGTTTTCTTGCACTGACATTTCTTTTAACATATCCATATTATCTATGAACTTCTGTTTTTCTAATTCAAAATCAAATTGTTTTTCTGTGAAAAAATCTTCTAATGCCATTATAACCTCGATATAATATAAAATTGCATTGATAATACAATCAACGCTAATAGAGTTCTAATAAATTCCATTAGATGATTGTGTCTATCAAAAAATCTCTCAATCTTATACCATACTGATTCCTGATATTTTTTATATTCTTTTTTACTCATAATCCTATAACCTTTTTTTCTATTAATATACGACATTAATTGTCGTTTGTCAAGCTTTTATTTTTTATCTGTAATGTATTCAAAGTCTGTTTCGTCTACGTGTGTTTTTGTTATCTTGGCGTTTTCAAACTTATATGGTTTCGTGCCAGGTGTTTCCAATATATCAATACGATTTACAAATCGTTTATTCATTGTATCCTTGACTTGATATACTCCGTCCTTTCCATCTGTTCCTTTAAGAACTATGAAATCTCCGTAATCTAACCAACCACCCCAGCGTTTCAAAAGATTTCTACTCACCGCTATATATTTGTATTCACTTGCCCTATGGACTGTTATTCGCGTGCCATCTGCGAGAATGTTCGGTGTAGAATCAGTTTGATAACGTGTCGGATGATACATAGTTACTGTCACGTTCATTCCCTCTAACTTAATCTCTGCAACCTGCTCTCGTAAGAGCGTATTTTCATTCTGCAATTCTTCTATCTGTTTCTTATAAATATCTTTGTAATCTTCGAAAAGACATATCCAAATGTATCCATTAAACATTGTAAAAAATGTTAAAAATATAATAAAGTATTTTTTCATAGTTTCCACTCCTTTTATAGTAATAACTATTTAGTTCCTACCTTTTTCTGTATAAAGTCTACCATTTGTTCTGCAACATTTATCTTGGTATATTTTTCCATACCTTGAAAACCTGGTGCTGAATTAACCTCACAAATTGTATAACTTTCTCCATTGAATAACAAGTCCACACCTGCTATATCCAAATTTAATAATCTTGCACACTCACCACCAATCCACTCAATGTCCTCATCAATCTGATAAGGAATTGCTTCTCCACCTCGTGTGATATTGGCTCTGAAATCTCCGTCAACTGATTGCCTCATCATACAACCAACTACTTTACCATTGATAACCAATACTCTTAAATCTTTTCCTAATGAATCCTCAATACACTCTTGTATAATAATGTTGTATCTTGCATTAGATAGTTCTGCCATTTTCATCAATTGTCTAAATTGTTTTTTGTCCTCAACCATAAAGACACCACTACCATAACTTCCACTTAATGTTTTGACTATCATAGGATAATTTAAATTCTTTTCTACCAATCCAACATTAATAGGATGCTTAACCAACATAGTCTTTGGAACGGGTAAAGATGATTGTCCTAATATTTGTTGTGAATATAATTTATCTTTAACTGCATCTATTGATTCACTACCATTAATTAATGTAACACCTAATCTTTCCAAGTGTCTGATAATAGCTTTAATAAAGTATGTTGTTCCACTGCCTGTTCTCGGCAATACAAAGTCAGGTAGTTTTCTTGGTTCTCCCTTAACTAATATAGATTTCCTATCATCTCTATCTACAAAGATATCTACATCTTTTGGATTAACCACACGAACCTTAATATTTTGTTTATCAAACTCTTCTACAAGTCTTGATACTTCGGCGTTCTCTCCTAATTCTTTCTTATGTATTATCCATCCGTTCATAAATAAAATCTTTCTTTTGTTCCTAATTGTTGTTCATACCAGCCCTCATTATCTCTCCATACATAAGGACTTTCTGAATTTTCTATCCATTTAAACTGACTATACCAGTCAAAATCTTTTCTTAATAAATTTGCTCTGTGTGATGCGTGGAATCTTTCATCACCTAACCAATCTGGATATTCTACATTATCTATATCATAGAATTCCATATTGTTATTATAACCACGACCAATCCACTCTGTTATTATTATATTGGTGTATTGTTTTAATGCTGGAACATATGGTGTCCACATCTTAACTATCGGGTGATTTTTCCAACCTTGTGGTTTTGGGTTTTCAATTGCTTTAATA